ATCCCCCGTAATACTTTGTAAAAACCTTGCACCGGTCGCACTGCTCTGGCGATATGTGGCCAAACTCCAATTTAAAGGCTAGCCACTCGCGGAGTTTTTTCTTAGACGGCTCTCATTGTCCTTTTCCGCTTGTTCGTACTCGCCCGACGCCTCGATGCACTTGGTTTTGATTGCCGTAAACCGATCCAAAAGGTGCCGCTTGATCTCTTCGGTGAGGTGGCCATCCAATCGAATGTCGTCCCCCGCTTTGATCTGCGGTAGATTCGCCCCGCTCTCGGCGTATCCCTTCTGGTACATTTTAACCGCTTCCTCGTCGCCGGCTTCCACCCACATGTTGTAGGTGCCTAGCCACATCCACATGCACTTTTCGAAGATAAACCGGTTGAGATTGTCGTTTTCCCAGTATTCCTCAGACCGCACGTTGCCGAATCCGTCTTTTACCTGGCGCTTGGAAATATACATTTCCCTAAGCTCCTGGTTTACCTCGAAGGGCATTCGGCGCAAAACCAACCCAACCTCCACGGTCTCTCGCTCTTTGTCGGTCAACTTGGTTGTGTCGAGCTTTACGCTCTTCGAGCCCTTTGGCCGGCGCTTCCGCACCTCGGAAAGCCGGTTGCCCATCTTCCATTTGTCGCCAGGATCTTTGTCGTGATCCACGACGTCTCGGAAAAACGAATCTATCTTGTTTGCCTTTGCTTCTGTCATGTGGTCCTCCCCGACCTTACGTGCCTTTTGGCTTGTTTTGGTTGAGGCGCCGGGTTTTAGGACGGTACCCGCCCCGCTGCCCGGCTGCCTTTCGGTCGCCCATTCCATCGCTCTCGATGGCTTTCTATATCACCACCCGCCTACACGGTAACGAGCGGGTTGGTTTCCAGTCCACTTACCAAGTCGAGCACCACGGCGCTTGCCCCGTAGCCCGTCGGAAAAGCGGTGGGATCCGCCAACGCTCTTGCCGCGGAGAATTCCGCGGTGTACCCGATCCGACCCGGCCCGCCCATGTTGGGAGAAGCCGATCCGAACTTCACCTCGGGAAAATAGAGGTGCATACTCGGGAAAACGCTCGCCGTGATCAAGGTGTTGCCTGTGAAGGTCCACTGCATCGAAAGGGGATCCTTGTTCTGGGCAACATCTACGATCCGCTCCGTTTCGTATACCGGGAAGGTGAGAGACCCGGAAACGTCGAAAAACCCATCCTCGGTCGCTTCGTCGATTTCGCGCTTGTACCTGGTCGTAACCTGGTCGGTTGCCATGTTGTTGTTTAGCGTGATCTCGAATGCCGACGGATAGATCAAGTCGGAACCGAGCACCGATGCCGCGCCCGGTGCATGCAAGGACATAACGAGATCCTCGAAAAGCGCAAACTGCCGCTCTGCGGGAACCGTGATCGACGCCATCGTTGCCTCGTTGTTGGTCCCAAGGGTTCGATTCCGGTTGAGCCCACTGGCCACGATGGTCGCGGTGATCTCGGTGATCTGGCCGGCTGCCCCGGAAAGGGTGATCTGTCCAATCTTTACGCTTGGGTACTCCCACACCGAAACCTGCTTGTCGAGCACCAACGTTCCCATAAGCCCGGTAAGGCTGGCCGCCGGCGAAAAGCTGTGCAAGTATGCCGCCTCCCCGCTCTGTGCCACCGGGTTGGCCACTTGGCCGAACGCGAGCCCCAAGAGAACTTCGAGCCCCCGGTATTTGAAATCCATAGCAATGTCGCCGCTGTGGAATTCGTTACCACGGTCCCCGGAAACTCTCGACCGGACCCCCGTTGCGCCGTCGGAATCGATCAACTGCACGTCGAAGGTGATCCCCTCGGTCTTCATTTCGAGCCCGTCGTTTGCTCCTACCAGGATTTCGTTGCGCCACGTCTGGCCGTCGAGCCCACCGGAAAGGGTGGTTGCGCTCGCTGTCCAATCGTTTAACGTGTCGGTCATCGAAACCGCCAACGCAATCGCATCGCCCGCGGTGCCGCCTTCCTTCGCCCGAGCAAGAAAATCGTCGGTACCGGAAACCGCGGCCTCGCACGTGGGATGCAAGGTCATGTTTACCGCATAGATCGTGCCCGCCCCGGCTTCGAGATTGACCGCCGCGATCATGTTGTTCCGGCAATCGGCCACCAACGCCCCGATCTGTACCTGGCCGTCTGCCGGCGCCGCGGTAACATCGACCACCCAAGTGTAGACCTTTATATCAATGGTGATCGTGTCGTTTGGTGTCGGAATCGCACCACCAAACAGGAAGATCTCTTGCGCGCATACCGTGAGCCCATTGGTCGCAAGGCCGGCGGTTACGGCAAATCCTTTTGCTACCTCGTCTATACATGCCATTTTGCCCTACCTCCAAGTCCGCTCGCCTCTGGGCTCTTCCCGGTAACCCCGTGCCGAACAGGTTTAGATTATTCGCCCCCCTTTGGGGCGGAATCCTCGGCCACCTTGGTCGTGGATCCCTCTACCTTGCCGAATATCCGCCGTTTGACCTTTGGTTTTTCGGCCTCGATCTCTTTTGGAGCCTCTTGCTTCGGCTCTTCTGGTTTCGGCGCTGGCTTCGGCTCCTCTGGTTTTACCCACTTCGCCGAGCCCTGCATTACCAAAACCCCCGCCAGGCTTTGCCCTACCTCTTTCTCCTGGTAGCAAAGCCCAACCTCCAACGTTACTTGCGCCTTGGCGAAAGTAAAAATGCTTCCTGGGTTCCTGTCAGTGCGTGGCCCCAAGAATAAAAGCCGGCGCTCGCCGATCTTCCAATCCTCGCCGCAACATGGTTTCCCCATGGTCTCTCTTCCTTTCTATCCACGAAATGAGCCGCCGCGTCGTCGATTCCCAAGTGTAGGTGCGGGCGGTGGATGTGCCATTCTTTCGAATTGCTTCCGCCGCCGGGCTGCCCCATTGGTGCACTATTGCCTTCAGGCAAGCGGCCACGCTATCGACCGTTGGTATGTTTTGCTCCCATTCCATGCCGTACCGCATGATCTGTTTTTGCGGCCTCGGGATCACCACCGCGGTGCTCTCTCGCACGAATTCGGAAAGCCCGCCCACATCGGTGGAGCATACCAGGCAACCCGCCGCCATTGCTTCGAGCGGTGGAAGCCCGAACCCTTCACCCAAGCTCGGGAACAGAAAAATATCTGCCGTCCCGTATAGCTTGGCCAAGTCTTCGTGCCCCATGTGCCGGGTATCTATGATCACCCGCCCGTCACCGTATGGATCCTCGATCGATTGTTTTTTGGGATCGGCCAGGATTTTAACGTATAGCTGCACGGTTTTGGCAATGTCCACCCCGAGCTTATCGTTTACCGTGCCACTCAAGGCGCCCCCGAAAGCCTTATTCCACGCCGGCGCCAATAGGCCATGGCCCTTTCTCGGGTTGTTCGCCCCGACGAAAAGTACCCGCAACCGTTCGCACCCCGGTCCGGTAAGCATCTTCCGGCTGGTATCGAGATCGCAGAAAAACGGCGCCACCCCCAACGGGTTTACCTCGGAATCGATCCCGCTCCCCAAGAAAGTCTTCTGCACGAACTGAGATGGCACCATTATTGCATCGGCTTTTTCGACGTTGCTCGTAATATCGAACCCCTTGCCGCTTTGCTGCCCGATCACCCTCGACGGCAAAACCGGTGCCTCCCACATGGTAAAGAGTAGGTTTTGCGCCCATTCGAGCCCCGATGGGTCGAACCGGTGCGGTGGGCAAAAGTGCAAAATCTGGTCGATCCCCGTTTTCCGCAAGTGCCGCTTGTGCTGGTTCGCCGGCCCAATGTCGATCAACTCGACCCCTGCATGTTTGAGCCCATAATACAGGTTAACCTGTGTGGTAAGAAAGCCCCGAGCAACGGGATCGTCCCCCGGTAGCTTATATGCGTAAAATCCGATCTTCATGCCGCCTCCCCGTAACGTGCAATCTGCTCGTGGTACCAGTCCATCGCCTCGTCTAAAAACCCCATGGGGTGTCCGTCTATCGTGACCTTCCCATTGGCGTCGTATTCGGCCCGCTCCGGCCTCGTCCCCTGTGGAAACCCGCTGTTTACCTTCGGCCATTCCTTGCAGAATTGATCGTAAGCCAAAGCATCCGGTAAGGTTTCGAGATGTTTTGCGACCCGCCAGATCTTGATCCCTCTGTCGAAGTCCTCCTCTATCGGTAGAAAAACGTAATTGTACCGGCCAACGGATTCCTTTAGCGTTTTCCAAAAAGAAACGGCAGTGGTTCTGGAAGCGTTTCGCCGGCCACCGTTCATCCGTTGCCACCGGGTAATGTATTGCGCCACCGGCGATCGCAACGGGATCACGGTTTTTACTTCGGGGTGTTCCTGGGTAACTAACCGCAATCGCTCCGCGTCCACATGGTGCGCGGCGTAGCACCTCGAATCGACCGGGCTTGCTAGCATTTTCTCCAGAGATACCGGCGCATAATTAAAGCACACCTCGATGAGCTTCCGGGTAAAGCCGGTCCCGGTGCCCGGTACGCTGTAAACCAATGCCTTTTTGCCTAGAACGTTCATCGCCACCCCGCCTCTTGCCGGGCTGTTTTTACCCAATCCGCCGACTCATCCCAAAGTAGATCGCCCTCGACCCCTTGCCCCGCCGGCGGTGGATTTTCCTCGGTGTACGGCTTTTGCTCCGGCTTTTGCTGTAGCGTTTGCTCTAGCAAAAGCTGGCTTTGGCACTTGCTTACCATGCGGTTGGTACGGTAAGCAATCCGCAAGGCGATTACCGAGACCACAAAAGCCACCGCCGCGATAATTAGGTTCAAGGGTTGTACCTTACCTTTGCATTGCCGTTGGCATCGACCTGGTGGAGCCCTTGCCCCTCGGTACCAGGATCGCTCGCCCCGATAATGTGCTGTCCGTTCATCGGCGCCCGCGGCCAACCGACCGCAACGGACAAGAAATCCAAAACAAAATTTGTGCCAACCGCGGCGACGTGCCCGATCCGGAAGTATCGGAAGCTCGGAAGCGAAAGCGTCCGGCTCTGCACTACCACCAAATACTTGGTGTTGGCGGTGACTACGATTGCGGTATCTGTCCACACCGTTTGCCATCCCGATGTTCCGTTTTTGCTCTCTTGGATCAACATCTGCAACGTCATGGCGCCGGTAACCGCTCCGATGGCGGCGTAGTGGTGTAATTCGCGGTAGTCCATCCGATCCGCCGTGGTGTAAACCGTTGCCGGCGTAACGGTGCCTTTGGATTCGTGCCCAATAACATAGTCGGTAATGTCGAACTGTGCCTTGCTCATTCCTGCCCCCTTTATGGCTGGTCTCTTCGCCAGATGTATTTGAATTCCCACCGACTAGATACGATGGCGAAATTCGGCCACGCGGTAAACGCGAATTTTACATTGGTTAGATTGCTATTGTACGCGGTGCACCCGCGCCGGAAATCCACCAAAACCGCCTTTTTTATATCATGGGCTACTTCTTGTTGCACTTGCTCTCGGGTGGGTGGCTTTTGCTTCTCGGGCAATAGGCTCCATTTTCCTGCCTTGGCCCCGACTATAAAAACCTCCAAAGTCGCGTCGAACTGGAAAGCCGTTAGCTCTTTGTTTCGCTCTTCCGGTGCGATCACCCAATAAGCCGTATCCCATTCGGAATTTTCGAACCACTTGGGAGAAACCCCCGGAGCCCGTGTGACTAGCCGGCCACCGTGGTGGTACTCGGTGCCAACGTCCTTGCCCGTCTTCTTTAGGGTCTCAACCAGGTTGTCTAGGATTTGGTTTGCGATCGGAGTCGTTAGCATTATAAACTCCCCGCAATTGCCCGATCCATGCCCCTTACCAGAGATTGCGCGATATCTTCCATAATGGTGTCTTTGGCCGCTTCCAAGGCCGGCTCCATGTATGGCCGCGCCGGGATGTTTGATCCGGGGTGGAAAACGGCTTCCCTAAAAACCATGCCGCCGTCGCGGCCAATAAAAGCAAGAGTATCAGCTTCCCTCGCCTCGATAAAGTGCGCGCCGGTCCGTCCCCCGAATTCGTGGATCGCTGCGTATTTGGCGTCGTTCGAAAGCCCGCCCACGTATAGCTCCCCTTGGCGCTCGGTGTCTACTCTCTTCATTCGCTGGCGAAGGTTGCCCGACCGAATCTTTAGCGGCCCCGGCGGGGCATTCGGCGGGTCTTCTATTGGGTCTCGGCTGGTTCCGCCCACCATAAACTTGGTGATCGAAAGCTCCAGAGCGAAATTTAGCCCGTTGTCCATCCCCTCGAAAACGAGTTGGTCCCTGTACTGGTCGAAGCGCAAAAGCGCGCTCGCCGCTTGTTGGGGTGTTATTTGTGTCCCGGCCATTCTATATCACCACCCGCCTACGGTGCCGGCGTGCCCGAATCCGCCGAGATTCGCCGTCCTGTTATCCGGCCCGTGAGTATTCTTTTAACCCGCTTGATCTCCTTCTCCACCGGCTTCGGCAGGAAGTCGAACCCTGTATAGGTGCGGTTACCTTGATCGTCGGTGATCTGTTTAACCGAAAACTCTTTCCTGTTTAGGTGGTAAAAATACACCGCCACGGTTTCCAAACAAAGCCCTTTTACGTCCCATGGCACATCGCCGACGGCTGCCACCCCGCTCCAGTATTTTACTTGGAGCACATCGAGCCCTTGTACGAAGTGAAGCGGAAAGGTACCGCTTGCCCCGGTGTATTCGATTTTCCCGCGCTCGGTGTCCAAAATATAGTCGGTTGCCGGGATAATGGTGCCCGCCGCGAATTCCCTGGTCGAATCGTTGTTTAGCTCGGAGACCGAAAGCACCGGCGCTTGTAAAAGCCAGATCTCCCACGTGCCCGGTTTTAGGATCTTGTGGCGCTCGGTGATCAACCCCCGGCTCACGACTTCCACCGTAAGCCGGTTTTCGATATTTCTCGAAGCGGTGTTGATCAAAGTGCGTAGGCTGTCACCCTCTGGGATGTTCTCTTGGTTTATCGACGCCCACGCTTTCGCCTCTGGCTCTGTTACCAGAGCATACGGAGAAAGCTGAACAACCAATGGGGCCATGGTTTTTTATCCCTTGATCTTGTTTACCTTGCCCGGTGGCCGCCCACGTCGCTTTTTGGGCTCTTCCGCCGGCTTGGCGTCTTCTGCGTCTGGATTAAAGTCCGGCCCCGCGATATCCCCTGGCGTATCCGGCTTTAACACGGCGCTTTCGGCCTCGGGATTGATCGGAGCCTGCTTTACGGTATCGGTTTCGCGGTTTTCGAGCCCCTTTAAATAGTGGTCGTGCTCCGCGACAAGAGTGTCAAGCTCCAGCTTTAGGGCTTGGATTTTCTCGGCCCGCTCTCGCGCGGACATATCTTCGCTGGCAGTGATCGGCTTGGCCGCGGCTGCCATCTGTACCGGCTCGTCCCCGAGCACCTCTAACTTGTGCTCCTGGCCCTTCCGCTCTTCCTTGGTGAGATAAAGGATCGCCGGCCCTTTAAAAGCCTCGCGCTCGCCGTAGTAATACATATATCCGGCACGCAACTTGCATCGGTCCTTGTCCACTTTCGGCCCGACCCCGGATTCGAAGGCGAGCGCCGGGTTGTAGTTTGGATCGAGGTGACGGGTTGCTAGCGGTTGCTCCTGCTGTTCCCGCGCCGCATGGCTGGTCGTGATCCTCGCTCGGGTTTGCTCCGGGGTGGTCTCGACCCTGGGTTGTTGCTGCGACATCCCCGGAACCAAAATATCGAGCCCGGTTTCTTTGTCAACTAACTCTTGCTCTGCCATGGTTTCCCATCCTTCCCGAAATGGTTTGCTTAAAAGAGAGGGTTGCCCCGTCCATGGCAAGTAGGGTCGGGAAGAAATGCACCTACCTACCATCTGGGGGCAACCCCCAACTGGTTTACTCCAAGTGACCGAAATCGTGTTGGCCAAAATCGCCAATAACAGGATCTCGCTTGCCGTGGTACAGGTTGAACCCACCGAAAACGTTGCCGGAAGCGCCTACCACTGCGGAAAGGTAGATCTGGATGTAACGCTTCGTGTGGATGCCGTCGAGGTGCCCAATGTGCACGCCCGTGCTGTTGTCTACGCCCACCTCGATGGTCTCATCGCTCGATCCGCCCAAGGTTGCAAAGTCGGAAGCGGTGATCGAGGTGATCGAGGAAAAGATCGCGGTGGTAGTCTTGATCGCCGCCTGGGTGTAGGCCACAACCTCGGTGATCGGCTGCGTTTTGACTTCTTCCGGCGGGTACTTACCCTGCACTACCGGAACGATACCAAAGCCCACGACGGTAACGTTGCCGACGGTGATCGTCGATGTGGTGTCCACTACCTCGATTCGAAGCCTGCTCGGGTTGGCCGGCTGCGCTGCGATGGTAAGTGCGATGTTGGTCAGATCCACGGCGGCCACGATGGTGTCATCGGTAACGAGTACCGTATCCCCGACGGCCCCGGAAATGTCCGCCGCGTCGGAAAGGGCGGAATCGTTGCCGTGCCGAATCTTCCAATCGATCACGCCATCGAGGGGAAGCACGTCAACCGCGAGAAACGCTTGGATGGAATCGAAACCCTTTTTGTCTACGATCGTTCCCGCCAACGTGGTGGAAATCGCCGTAACGGTGGAAATCACCGAATAAGCGGGTTTAATGGAATGGGTGTTCTTCATCTCTCTATCTCCTTTGTTGTTGCACTAATGAAAGGCGCCCACGGGGGCGCCCTTAGATTTTTTCTCCCACCCTCTACGCGGTAAGCGCGTCGGAAATGAGGGTAAACGACTCGACGTGCCGCAAAGCCACGTCCACTTCGGCGGTGGCCTTCAGCCACACCTGGTTGGTCTGGAAAGCGGTACCGGCTTGCCGGCTGGCGTCCAACTCCAACCCGAGCCACATACCGATGATCAATTCCGCCCAATTGGAGAAGTAGATCTCCGAAAGGTTGGTCCCGCTGCCCTTGGAAAGGTTGGTCGGGATCTGGGTGGTCTCTTCCCATTTGAAACCAAGTCGGTCGCCCAACTCGGCATCGGACATCGGAAGCACCACATAGGCGCCGTCGGCCTGGTTGCTGAACTGCGCGATCCGCTCTCGGCGCATCTTGCCGGAGATCAACGGGCTCATCGCGTAGCCCATGTTGCCCTTGAGGGCATTCTTTTCGGCCAGAGCTTGCCGCATGAGGTCCGCGGCGGAGAAGTCGAAAGAGCCACCGTTGGTGCCGAGCGCCACGGTGTTGATTCCGACGGTGTTGGCGATCCCGATGGGTTCGCCGCTAGCCCCGGTGCCCCGCAAGGCTGCCAAGTCGATGGCCTCTGCGATGGCCATTCCCATATCTTTTCGGACGATCCCTTCGGCTGCCGGTACCGACATCCGTTGCAGACGACTCGACATCTTGACCAATGCCGAAATCTGCCGCGGCTGCAAGGCGATTTGGCCAACCGTCGAATCGCTCGGGGTGATCGCTTGGTTCTCACCCGTCCAGAAAGCGGTTGCTCCACCGATTTGCCTGGGGATCTCGACCGGGCTGCCGGTAAGATTCGGCATTACGGTCGCGCCCAATTTCTCGGTAACGATGTTGGGACGGAGAAGCTCGATAAAGAAGCTCGAAAGCACCTGGTTCGGTACCAGGTACCCGCCCAACTGGTCGTTGCTGGTGCTCATCTCCCGCTTGCGCGAAAGATCGTCTCGTTCTTTCTCGGAGATGCCGTAGGCCGCTTCGTCGGTAAGCCCGAAAACTTCCCGCTCGAATTCGGCTCCACGCCAATTGTTGTAAAGGATCCCGTAAGCGGCCTTGATGAAGGAAAACTCGCGTCCGTCGTTTTTCTCCTCGCTGCCCGGAACCCCGACAACCCGTTTCGAACCCTCGGCCCGAATCCCGGCCAAAGCCTTGTCCGTCTCGGTTTGTTTGTCCTCCATGACGGTGAGCCGTTCGCCCACGCTGGCCATGTGCCCACCCAACTTTTCGAGTTGGGCCATAATTTTCTGTAACTCGTTCATTAGCTCCACCTTAGTCGTTGTGCCCTCGTAGCTTACGATCTGCTATTTCAAGGGCTTTTGTCGTCTGTTCGAGGATAGTACCGAAATTATCTTTATTCCGGCTCTCGGCCAACTGTCGGATTAAATCCCCATTGCTGCCTTTTTTGCTACCCTCAGTAAGCAACCCGATAAACTCGGATTTAAACGCGAGTACCTTGGCAATGCCGTCGGTAACCGCGTTTTCGACTTTGGTAAGCCTCTCGGAGAGAATGCCCGCCTGTGTTTTTAGCCGTCCGCCAACGGCTTCGACCCCGTTGGTATCCGGCTCCTCGTTGAGCCTTTTCGAGCGGAGTGCAACAAAGTCGTCCGCCGCCCGTTGCTCGAATGTAAAAATCCCCGCCTCTTCGGAGAATTTCGAAGCGTCGAAACCGTGCTGCCGGGCAAAAGCCTCGGCGTCGGATTTCTCCCAATGGTTCGCCTCGAATTTAAGTGCTTGGATCTCGTATGCCGCCTCGCTCGCGCTCTGGTATCCCATGTATACCAAGTCCAGCATCAGCTCGGCCCCGGTGGTCCCATTGACTAGCCCGCCGGCGCTGTCTTCGAGAAAACGCGCCAACGTCGCCAACTGCTCGATCGACCGGAAAGCCGGCGCTTCTTTGTCGAACTGCTCGTAATGCGTGCGAAGGTGGAAATATGCCCGCCGGCGTACCGACTCGGGGATTGTTCCGTCGATACTCTTGCTCAACAAGGTGCGCATCGCCCGGCGGGTTGCATCGAACACTACGGGTGTTCCTTCCTCTGCCAAATGGTGCGGCATCAAATACCCTTTCGGGTTCTTTGTGTCGTTTGCATCGTAGATTAAGGAGGTTTGCCGTCTTAGCTCGATGTTGTCTCCAACTGCTTTTTCCCAATCGGCCCGCTTCATCGTGGTGTCTTCTGGGGCCTTCTCCGGCTTGTGGGCTCTTACCACGCGCCATTTGTGCTCGCCCTCGGGATCGGTGGCCAACTCCACTCGAAGCGCCGCCAGGATTTCGGCTTTTAGCTTCTCTTGGTCTGGCACCGAATGCAGGTTGATTTCTATATCACCGCCCGCCTGGCCGTTGTCTAGCTTCGCGGGTTGTCCGTTGTCCGGCTCCACCATTTTAAACTCGGGTGGCGTCTCTTCGAACCCCTCGTAATGGTTCGCCAGATGATCGTAAACGACCCGGCGCTCGCCTTCGGGGATATCCTCAACCCCCCCAAGCAAGTCGTCCATGGCTTGCTGCACGCCCTCCAGGTTGACGTAACCGTCTTCGGACCTGTGGTGCCCGAGCGCCAATTGCTCGAATTTGTCCGGTGGGAGCTTCGCCGAATAGGCGAAAAAGCCTGCAACCACGCCCCGCCCTTCCTCGTCGAGCCCTTCAAAATCGGGGAAGTCGTTTGCGGCCAGCGGTTGCCACTCTTCCTCTTTCGGCGCCATTTCGGTCGAAACGTCTATGGGTACCGCTCGCGCCGGCTCCGGCTCGGGATCCGCGGTGGTCTTCGACGGGTTGGGATCGTGGGTTTCGCCCTCGGGCTTTACGTCTTCCAATTCGCCCTCTGGGGATAAGCTCGCCCGGAACTGCTGTGGCTCGACCGGCGCAATGAGCTTAAAAATGGAATCCACCGCCTCGGTCGGGTTGCTCTTCATCTCTGCCGCTTCCACGGCCAAAGTGTAAGTAAGCTCGCTGTGGGTTTCCTTGACCCATTCCAAAACCGCGGCCAACTCTTCCGCGGTGCTCTTTACGCTGTCGGGTGGCTCCATTTCGAAAGCCACATAGTGAGCGCGAAGGTGCCGTTTTACCCCGGCTTTATCCGCTCCTGGCATTTCGGTTTGATCTAGCCGGCCCGCCGCCGCCGAGACCCCTTTAAAAACGATGGCCCCATCCTTTGATCTGTGGTGCGGTAGGCTCAACTGCCCGTAGGCGCTTGCCGGGCTTGCATCGGCCCATGCGAAGTGCCCTGCGATTTTCTGCATTTCGGCGCTGGTAAGGTCTTCCCACGCCTTCTCGGTAAAATCGCTGAGGTTGGGGGCGCTCCATGCCTCGTCCTGGTCCGCCTTGGTTGTGGAAACGTCGGTCGGAACCACGCCTTTATCTAGGGCTGTCGGTGGCGCCACCGCGTCGGCTTGTGCTTTGCTGCTCGGAAAGAATTCCAGAAGCCCTTTCGAGATTTCGAGGTTTACGTCATGCAACCTCTGTGCCAACTTCCTAAGCCCCGGAAGCTCTTCCTCTGGCACCGCTCCTCGAAAAGCCCGCACGCTTTCTTCGGTGATCGCGTTGGGATTCGCCGGCACCGGTACCGCGGAATTCTCCAAAAGGGTTTGCTTTTGGTGCAAAACGCCCCACGGCCCCAGATCCAACTCTTTCCGCTCGTCCTCGTCCTCTGGCGCCAGAAACTCCTCGGGAATAAACCCGACCGAAAACGCCCGCATGTCGCCGTCTTCGTAAACGCCCTTGAGGATTTGCGCTTCGGGGTTGGCTCTCGACCAAAGGAAAACACCTCGAAGCCTCGTCCGGGTGTCCCCGCTGGCCCCGACGGCATCTTGGTAAATGTCCAGAGCATGCCCGACCGCGATCCCGCCGTAGTCGTGGCCGAATAGGAGCACCGGATTTTTTCGGTACTCTTCGAGCATCCACCCGTTTACCAGGATTCGATCCCCGTACCGGTCCTTGCTCTCATCGGAAATGGTGGCCACAAAAACATCCTCGTGGAATCCATCGGCCAACCGGGTTTCTGGTGTGCCATGCGAAAGCGCCAGGTTGCGAAGCTCTTCGACCCTCTTGGTGGTAAGTCGTTTCCCGTATCCAAGATCGAGATCCGCATAGTGAGGCTTCCGCACGTGGTAATCATGGCCAACCTGCTTTCCTTTGTTGCCGGAAAATAGCTGGCCTATCGAACCCCATACGATTTTTCGTTTCATTGTGATCCGCTCCTATGTTTCGCTCGTTCTCGGTTTTCCCTGTGTAGGGCGGTGGCGCTCGGCCACACCGTGAACTAAGCCGGTGCGGGCTCCAATAGAAGCCCTAACTCTTCCAATTCTTCATCCAACTCTTCTACGGCTGCCGTCCAGATATCCTTATAAATCGGGGTGGTTAGCTCGGTAAGGCTTTCTTTAAATTCTTTCGGGTCGAATGCCAATGCCTGCACCGACGAAGATTCTAGATCCGCGTCCCCGATAAGCTGTAGCTGTGCCCCACGAATTCGCCAAAATATCTTGTGGATCACCTTGTGGAGTCTTTTTTGCCCCGGCTCCATTACCTTGGCAACTATGTACTCCCAAAGCCGTGTGCGTGCTTCCTCGGTAACCCAAAGCTGTTTCCCACCCTCGGAATAGGGTATTAGTGCGCATCGACAATTGACCACCTGTTCCGCCGGCGCTCTGGGATCAAGTGGGAATTCGAGCACCCCCGTCGAACCGATAATCTCGCCGTAATTAAATCCAACCTCTTCTACCTTGCCGTCGAGGGTTTTGTGATCGTCTCGTACCCGTTGATCCCTCGCCGATAGCCACTGGTTTTGCGGTATCCGCTTCCGCTGCATCTGCACCCGGCGGGCAATGGATGTCATCTGCGCGGATTCGGTAAGCGCCTTGCTCCCCACGTTCGGCGTGCCGGCCACGAATCGGAACTGCTCACGTACCAAGTCTAGCAACGCCGTCTTCGAAGCTCCCGCGGCCACGCCCTTTTGGAGCGTGAACACCATTTTATCTCGAACGGTATCGACGATCCTTTGTACCCGGTTTGCTTGCAGGAAAACTAGCTGCACCGCTTCTCGGTCCGCCTCACTAAACGGCCCTCTGGCCAGCGGCCCGCTCTCGCTCTCCGGTGGCTCTGCGGGATCTCCCGCCGGCGCGTCCGGATCGGGCTTTCCGTCTCCACCTCCGC